TGACCACACGCGCTCATATTGCCTTTCATCGCAGTGGGAAGAAATTGAAGACGGAGATGCGCCAACCTACCAGGCTCCAAAGCCATCATCACAGGTGGCCAAAACTGCAACATTGGCACCTTCTCCCATTCCCAACGCGGAGGCCACGCCCACCGCCGTTTCAGAATCTTCGACAAATAGTGGCACGACTACAATACCAAACACAGATGAAACACCACACTCTGATGATTCGTTTTGTTGGTGTTCAGCTCCACAACTCGACATTGGGCCTGACACAGTGCCAACGAAGATTCAGCAAATGCGTGATCTGTGGCAATTCATATATGACAATGGAGGGCGGTTGCCACAGTCAACATTGTTGTCGTCAGCTTTCAAGCGATGCAGAGAGCTGATCGGCAAGAAACCGTCGCCCGTGTTTGGGGTCACAGCACATTACCGTATGGGCGTGTTGGGCGTAGGAACACGCATCCTAGACGCGAGGTTTATGACACCACCGCCAGACATTGACATGGTGCCTGTCGCACTGGAGACAGCGCAAGCTGTTGGACCGGTGACACATTCCGTGACTGTACACAATGCCCAGGACAAGTTGTCAGTTGTGGCTGATTTGGAAGGGAGGTCTACTGTCAAGAGATCTGTATTCCCAGACCCAGACGGGACTTTTCCATTTCTCTTTTTCAATAGGTCTTCACGGGCTGCAACACGATTAAACAAGTTTTGGAGAAAGTACTTTCAAATGTGTTTGACAGACAAACGTATAGACGCCGCCTACCATAAACTGTACGCGCACAAGACATTTAAAGAAATTGTCATGAGCAAGTTCACGCAGGAGGAGGTCGAGGCTATACAACTTGAGTTGCAAACAGTCATAAGAGCTGAGCAATTGGGAACGCGCAAGGCTAATGGTAAATTGGAAGGAGTGATAAAATCAGGAAAGCCAGGCCGCCTGGTCGTAGATAACACCCTTCAGTTACTTGCACTTAACATTATCTCATGTGGTATATTGCAACACATCACCTTCGATCACGAAGATGGGATATTCTACAATATGTCCATTAAGCACCGAGCGCCTGATGACGTTTTGAACGCTTTCGGAGAAATGATGAAAGACCCGTGGGAGGAAAAGGGCAAAGTAGCTAAAGGGCGCCCGGCCAAAGTACCAGAGTCGTGCGCGTGGGAGATTGATCAAACAGGCATGGAATTACATGAAAGGTGCAACCGGCACGGGGAGGGTATTTTGGGTTACACATACAATGCGTTGTTGAGAATCAACAAGCGTGTTAGCCATAAGATCAATTGTGAATTTACGGGCTTGCACGAAGCCAAGATCGTCCACGATGTCAAGACCGGCATGCATATACGATTTCGCATAAAGGGACCCGAAGTACCAAAAGAAGCTTGGTTCACAGCCAAATTTCCGGATATGTATCTGGATTCTGGGTGGGCATTAACAAGCGGTGTGAACTTCCTGAACGAATTGAGT